GGCACGGAAGTTGATCCGGGGACGGACCTCCGCCCACAGCTCATCGGTCAGCTCGACCGGCGCAACGCCTCGCTGATCGAACCACTGCTCAATGTCGGAGTCCGGCCCGAAGCGGCCCTCCAGCGGCACCGGCCCGGTTAGCGATACCTGGATCTCCAGCAGGTCCATGATCTCGGCCTTCTGCCGGTCGTTGATGTTCTCCAGGTTGAAGCTGGCGATCTCGACCAGGCGCTGGAAATCCTCGGCCCGCACAGCGGCCATTTCAGCTTCAGCCAGCATGTCCTGGGCGTCGTCCAGCATTGCCTCCTTGGCGATGATGCTTTCGTTGAGCTGCGCCACCGCAGCATTGATCGCCTTGGCATCGACGCCCGCCTTTGCGAGATCGATCAGCGTTGTGGTGGTCAGCTTGCGCAGGCCCCCGATTTCCTCGCCGAGGTCGCCAATGCGCTCGATGTACATCTGCCGGTGATCCGGCGCCGTGGTCACCCAGTCCTTGGCGACATCGCGCAGCTTGTCCCTGTCGCCGAGGAAGTTCTTCAGGCTGTCCCAGACGACTTCTTCCAGCGCCTCGGCGTCGATCACGGAATCACCGCACCTCTTACCGGTGCAGCGGTAGGTACGGCGGTCCTCGGCCTTTACGTAGACCCCGGTGTAGTGGGCGCCGCATTCGCCGATCACACGGGTGCTGAGCGGGTGGTACTTGTACGGGCCGGTGACGTTCCAACCGTTTCGCTTGAGGGCGTGACGGATGGAGATGAGCCGGTCGAGTTCGAACACCATCGGGGTGTCGATGATCATCATCGGGCCGTGCTTCGGCGTGCCGTCCGCGTTCATCTTGGTGGCGCGCTTACGGCGCTTGTTGACGACCTCGTCGGTGTTTCGGTAGACGACGAAGCCGTCCAGGGCCGTGTTGAAGAACTTGTGGCGGAGGTTGGATCCGGTCCACTCGACGCCCTTGCGGGTGAGTCGGCCGATGAGGTTGAGCATGTGTGCGGCGCGGTCGACGGTGTAGCCGCCTTCGACGATGAACTGGGCAGCGAGTGCGAGGGTGCGGCATTCCTCGGTGGCGAGACCCAGCTTGGAGTCGCGCTTGCCCTGGTTCTCGACGTAGTAGCCGAACGGCGGAGGACCACCGGTCCAGCCTCCGGCAGCGGCCTTCATGTTGAGGCCGTTCTGGGTGCGCTCCAGGATCGTGCGCCACTCCATCTCGGAGAAGGAGGCGAGCTGCTGGAGGGCGGTGACACCGTGGGTGGTGGTGGTGTCGATCTCCTGGGTGACGGAGATGATGGAGGTACCGGCGTCTTCGAGGGCCCAGACCCAGTGCCAGAAGGCGCGGCCGGTGCGGCCGATGCGGTCGAACTTGTGGACGGCGACGACGTCGATCTTCTTGGCGAGGACGTCCTTCTCCAGGCGCATCATCTGGGGGCGGTCCTGCTTGGCGCCGGACTCGCCTGCGTCCTCGTAGACGTCGCCGAGTTCCCAGACGATGTTGGTCTCGTTCTGCTGTTCGTGGAGGTTCTTTTTGTCGATGTGGTCCTGGATGCCCTGGAGCTGGACGTCGAGGCCGTAGCCGACGATCTGGTCCTTGGTGGAGACGCGGATGTAGGCGCCGACGCGCTTGACGATGCGTGCGAGGGCGATGCTGGACTTGAAGGTGCCGGGGGTGCCGGGGCGGGTGCTGTTGACCTTCTGGGCGCGGGCGCGGGCACGTTCGGCCGCTATGCTGGCCATGGTTCAGTCTCCTTTACAGACTGATCAAGGCCCTGTCGCCGCGCCTAGACTCGCGGTGGCAGGGCCGTTGTGTTGATCAGTGCAGTATATGGGGAACGTCCGTGTTGTGTAGGGCAGTTGTTCTAGGTGGCTGCTTGGGCGTCTTCGTCCTGCGGGGTGAAGAGGATGGTCAGGAGCCTGTTCCAGCGGCTGTCTTCCATCCGGTCGTTGGTCAGGGTCACGGTGATCAGGGGCTCGTCGGAGCCCTGGGTATTAAGTGCTGCCAGGTTCGTCATGCCAGGAACCGTACTACGGCTTCCCGATTACGTCTATGCGCGAGTCTTGTAAAGGGCATTGCGCACTCTGCTTGACGTGGGTACGCTCAGGAGCGCAGCGGCACCCCGCAACAGGAGGAAGCGTGACCACCGCACTTCGCAGCGCGATCGACGAGTACCTGAGCAACCGGCGCGTGGCCAAGGCCGACAACACGATGCGCACGGACGAGAGCCTGCTGCCCCGCTTCGCCGACCACCTCGGCAACCCCAGCTTCGACGCCCTCACCCCGCAGCAGGTCCGGGACTTCTTCTACGGCGACGGCGGGCTCATGGACATCCACGTCACCCGCATCAAGGGCCAGGCCCTGCGCGCGGCCGTCGGGCCGACGACGCACAACCACTACCGCAAGCGCCTGAAGGTCTTCTTCGCCTACGCCCACGCCAACGGGCACGCCCCGCTGGACAACTACCTCTCCCTGGTCGAGCCACTGCCCGAGCCCGTGCGCAAGCGGATGCAGCCCTCCCCGGGGATCCTGCTCCAGCTCCTGGACCAGGCCGAGTGTGCGATGCACCGGGCGTACCTGGCCGCTGCGGTCAACACCGCCTGCCGTGCGAGCGAGCTGCAAGCCTTGAAGGTCGGGGACGTCGACTTCGCACAGAGCGAGGTTTTCGTGACCGTGATCAAGACGAAGGAGGAGGATGAGATGCCGCTGACCGCCGACCTGGAGCGGGAGCTGCGCGTCTGGTTCGAGGAGTACGCGGCCCTGCTGGGGCGCCCGCTCCGGGACGACGACTACCTCTTCCCCTCCCGCTCCGGCAACCAGATCAAGACCCACTACTTCGACGAGGAGTTGGGCCGCCGGGTGTACGAGCGCACCCCGTACGTCTGGCACGCTGACCGGCCGGTGGAGCGCACGGAGAAGATCGTGAAGGGCGCCCTGGAGAGACTGGGCCTGCCCACACGCTATGAGGGCACCCACACTGTCCGCCGGGCGGTGGCCCGCGCGTATTTCGACAAGCTGTCGGAGGAGGCAGGCTACGACGCGGCGCTGCGTACGGTCTCCGCGCTGCTGCACCACCGCAACATGGCGACCACGGAGCGCTACCTGGGACTGTCGAGCGAGAGGCGGCGCCGGGACGAGACGATGAAGGGCCAGCCGTTCCTGACCTCGATGGTCTCCCAGCAGAACGTTGTGCCGCTGCGTCCGGCACGGTGACACGACGAAGGCCCCACCGGAAGCTGAAGCCGGTGGGGCCTTCGTGCTGCACTCGCCAATCAGTTGAAGATGGCGTCGACCGCTGCGTAGACGACGAACCCGAGGACGAAGATCACCATGCAGAGGCCGAATATCCGGTCGAGGAAGTCGGGCTGGCCGCCTTCCTGGGGCTGGTGGGCCTGCTGGCTCTGCTGGGTGTAGAAGTCGTGCTGCTCACGCATCAACTGGTGCTGCATGGCGTCCATCGTCGGGTCGTAGCCCTCGGGCGTGTTCGGGTTGAGGGCGTTGCTGACCTGGTGGTTGATGCTTGTGAAGCGGAAGTCGTCAGGCATGGGTTGCTCCATCCACATACGGTTGTGCTTTGCTCCGCAGCGGAGAGGTCTTGTCCCACACGTTCCAGCGCCCCCCACAGACCGGATCTTGTCCGTAGGCTACTCCGTCGGGAAATCCGGGCACAGAGGGGCGTTCGGGCTTCGGCTCGCCGTCCAGGCTCCGGCCGCACTTAGGGCACTTCTCCGGGTCTCGCATCGGGTACATGCCCATGGTGTCTCCTCTTATCGTGGACCTTCACTCTACGCGCTCGTCAAGCGGGTTGTCGAGACCGCTTGCGGAGGTGTAGCCTCGTAGATCAGGAAGTGTCTAGGAGGATGTCATGGACGAGATCGAAGAGGGGCGCACGATTCACGCGCGGGTGCCCTACGTACACGACAAGGAGATCCACATCTCCACAGTCCAGAGCCCCCGGGACGGCCTGTTCGTGGACGCTCGGGAGTTCGTCCCGAGCAAGGAGTTCTACGGTCGCGGTCTGACCTTCCCGCTCGGAATGCTCGACGAGATCCTGAAGGGTTTCGAGAGTGCGTGGCACGAGAACGGCGGAGGTGACTTCGGCGTGGAGAACGAGACCGAGGACCGCCTGGACGGGACGGCCGGATGATGGCCAAGGAGAGCCTGGTGGAGGTCCGCTGCCGGGGCTGCTGGCGGCTGCTCGGCGTGGGCAAGAAGGACGCACCGGTGTACTGCGACGAGATGTGCTTCAACGACTTCCCGGCAGTGTCCACCGAGGCCCGCGACGCCCTCGTGGAGGCGGTCTACTACAAGGGCCGCTACACCTTCGACCGGCTGGGCGACATGTTCGGCTTCACCCGCCAGCGGGCTCAGCAGATCGTCAGCAAGAGGGACATCCGTAAGGCTTCCTGAACGGGTTGTCAAGCCATAATTACAAAGCCGTAGACAGAAACGCCTAATCTCGAATCCGTAATGAAAACGGATTGGGGTTAGGCGTGTCTGCTGTTACGGAGGATGTCGAGTTCGACGACGCGACCAGCGACGAGACCGAGGCGGAACATCAAGCCCGGCTCGACACAGAGGTGGTGCTCGACCAGACCAGCCAGCAGTTCGTGGACGAACTGGTCTCCAAACTGCTGGTCATCGTCGATGAAGTCTCCGGCCACCCGCTGCGCCCCTACCAGCGCCCCTTCGCGGCCCGCCTGATCGAGTCCCTGATCATCGACGACGGCGCCACCATCACCGCGCTGTTCTCCCGCCAGTCCGGCAAGTCCGAGACCGTGGCCAACTGCGTCGCCGCCTGCATGATCATGCTGCCCCGGCTGGCGAAGATCTTCCCCGACCTGCTCGGCAAATTCGCAGAGGGCCTGTGGGTCGGCGCTTTTGCCCCCGTCGAAGAGCAGGCGGATAACCTCTACGGCCGCATCGTGGCACGCCTCACCAGTGAGCACGCCCTGGAAATCATGGCGGACCCGGAAATCGACGAGACCGTACAGGGCAAGGGCCGCTCCATTACCCTCAAGCGCTCCGGATCCCTCGTCAGAAAGCAGACCTGCCACCCCCGCGCCACCATCGAAGGCCGCACCTATCACCTCATTCTCATTGACGAGTGCCAGGGTGCCGACGCCAAAATGGTGAACAAGTCGATCGGCCCGATGGGTGCCTCGACTAACGCGACCATGGTGTTCACCGGCACGCCCACTTATGAGAAGGGTGTGTTTTACAACCAGATCCAGATCAATAGGCGAACAGCCACCAGACGTGGCGCCCGGCAGAACCATTTCGACGCCGACTGGAAAGAGGTCTCGAAGTGGTCCGACTACTACCGGAAATTCGTCAAGAAGGAACTCCTTCGCATCGGTGAGGACTCCGACGAATTCAAGTTGTCATACCGGCTCATCTGGCTGCTCGACAAGGGTATGTTCACGACCTCCGAGCGGCTGGACGACCTCGGCGACACCTCCATGCAGATCGTCCCGGCCTACCACTCCAGCCCGATCGTCATCGGCATCGACCCTGCCCGCAAGCAGGACAGCACGATCGTCACGGCCGTCTGGGTCCGGTGGGAGCAGCCCGACGAGTACGGATACTTCGAGCACCGGATCCTGAACTGGCTGGACCTCGCAGGAATGGACTGGGAGGCCCAGTACTACCGGATCGTGGAGTTCGTCTCGAACTACAACGTGATGGCGATTGGGGTCGACGAAGGCGGAGTCGGTGACGTCGTCATATCCCGGCTCAAGGTCCTCCTGCCGCACATCGACATAGTCCCCCTGAATTCCCAGCGCCCCGAGCAGTCCAAGCGCTGGAAGCACCTCATGGAACTGATGGACCGGGGACACATCTCCTGGCCTGCTCACGCTTACACCCGGCGCCTGAAGAGTTACAAGCGCTTCCGTCAGCAGATGGAAGATCTGGAGAAGAAATTCGAAGGGCCGTACGTCCTCGCAGAAGCCCCTCGCGCGGCTGACGCACACGACGACTACGCGGACTCCCTGGCACTCGCTTGCGTCCTCACCAAGGACTACACGATGCCCGAGGTCGAAGTTTCCAATTCTCCCTTCCAGCGCTAAGGAACAAAATGACCGACGAATGGAATGCCATCGGGTGGACCGCGCAGCGGCCGTCCACCGTGGCGGGGCCCGAGACGACCCCCACGTCCCTCCCTGAGAACTTCACCGCTGTCACCGTCACTGCGAAGTACGTGGACGATCACGGCCACGCCCTCAACGGCTCCGTGGTGCGCTTCCACCCCTCCGTGCAGCGCGTAACCGACGGAGACACTGTCGTGTGGCTGCGCGAGGTCGACGTGCATATCGAGCGGGGAGCGCTGAGCGTAGACCTGCTGGCTACCGACGTATCCGGCGTGACCCCGGGATTCACCTGGCACGTGAAGGAGTGCTTCCCGGGCGGCGACGAGTACGACATCGCTCTCCCGGCCGCGACGGTTTCTCCCGTAAGCCTTTTCTCGCTGCCCCGCGCTTAGCGGCATTAACAACGCCTTCCGTAATCCTCCTACGCTTATAGCGTTCCCTCGCTATCAGAAGAGGATTACGGAATGGCTGGAAACCTCGCACCCGACCCGCAGTTCCAGGAGCGTGTCGGCACCGTCTACGAGCGCAAAGACGCGCTTAATACCAACCGTCGCGGTCCTCTCCGTTTCGAGGAGGGTGTCGCGACGGACACCGACGTCCCGAACGAGTTCACCAAGGGCGTCATGCAGGGGTACCTCACCGCCCCGGGTAGGCCCAATCACAACGCGAATGTGTACGAGAAGTACCCGCAGGAGACCATGGCCGAGCGAGTTCACGTCGGCTCTGCCTCGTGGGTCGAGGCGCCTACCTATCTCGGTGAGTTCTCGCACGGTTCGTTCTCCGACTACGCGGCGGTCTCCTACGAAGAGGTCGTGCGCAACGGTAGTCGCTACGAGCGGCTTTCCCCGGCGGTAGTGGACGACTGATCCATGGTTGCGTTCCACG